GGACTTACACCACCACCGTTGTTTAAGGAATGGCTTACGTTAGTAACACTATGTGTGCCACCACCGCTGGCCGCGCCGCCAGATGCTGTCACTATGGTATGGCCTGCGCCAGTATCTCCTTGGCCTGTGCCTCCATCGCCAGAATATCCACCAGCTCCACCGCCGCCGCAACCATCACTCCCATTCTGCGACCAACCTCCATCACCGCCATCACCGCCTGTGCCAACATTTACGTTTCCACCCCAAGATTTGTATGAAGTTCCCGCAGCGATAGCGCTGCTTTCTCTTCCGCCCTGAGAAGATGTTACAGAACATAAATCCGTACCTCCTCTTCTCAAAGCACTTATACAACCACCAGCACCCCGACCACTTGAAACAACACCAGACGCAACTCCGACTAATACAGTAAGAGTTTCGCCCGGCGTAACTGCAATGTTATTGACATATGAAAGAGCCCCACCGCCTCCGCCAGAACCAGCCCAACCACTATAATCGGCTGTTGTTGATCCAGCACCAGAACCAATAACAACGGCACATATACTGGTTACGTCAGTAGGAACAACCCAATCATGTTGCGTAGGGGTGCCTGCATTATAGTGAGTACTAATTGTGCCGTCACTGGTAAATAGAATACTACTGTCGTTCCGAAATGCCAATGTAAATGCACTCACTGTCTGAACAGCTCCAGTTGCTCCATCTGTCACACTAAATGTTATACTGAAAGTCCCGGCATCTGCCTCTGTCGTAGACGGAGTGATAGTAAATACATTATCTGCCTGCGAAACCGTTGCTGTACTACCCAAAGAACCCGTTGTGACTGCATAGGACCATGTAAGAGGAAATCCTTCTGGGTCGGTGGATACAGCGGTGATTGTGGTTGCGGTTCCATCTGTTGCTAATGAATACGTTGCATTAACACCAGTAATATCAGTTGGCGATGAATTAGTAACTGTAGCAATTAGAAACCAACCAGTACCAGTATAAACAAACATTTTATTCAATGCACTTACTAATGCAATCTGACCAGTACTCATACCAGTTAATGCAATCAATCCAGCCATATCTGTAACTACCGTAGCATTGCCTGGTTCTTCAGCAGCTTGTGTTACACCGCTAATAATTTTTTTAGTTTTAAGTTTACCAGATGCGTCGGCTTCTAACTTAACTGCATTAGCACCAGTTCCAATCTTAATAGAAGGTAAAACTATTTCACCTCCTGGACCGGCTGAAATAGAACCAGAATCTCCTAAAAATAAAGTATTCGAGCTAAGATAAAGTGATCTAAATTTATTTGTGGGCGATCCAAGATCGTATGCGCTATCAGTATCTGGTATGATACTTTCGCTAATAGACGATAATGTTGCGTCAGCACCATCGTCACCTTTTGGTCCAGAAACTGTTATCCACTGATTAGAAGTTCCGTCTTGGTAATACAGACTAAAATCGTTTGTTTCAGTGTCATACCACATTTCGCCAGAGGCTGGCGCTGATGGCGAAGCAATTCCCATATGGACTTGACCTGCCGCTCCAGTTGGACCTATTTGTTGAGGCGAAGCAACGACCCATTGACTTGACGATCCATCGTTATAATAAATGTATAATTTTAAATCTGAGGAGTTATGCCACAATTCGCCATCTAATGGATTCGAAGGTGCTGTATCAGAAATTTGAATAGCAGCTGATGTTACACCTGAAGCATCCCATACATCAGTAGATGCTGTATAGGTATATGTTAGTGCACCAACTACATGTGTATCTCCATTACTCGGGCTATCTGGAAAATTGACTGCCATCTATTATAAATCCTCTTATCATACATATTTTAAGTATTTATAACTTTATTTTCCTTCATTCTGATTAGCTATTGACTTTACACTATTATTATCAATCAAATTTTGTTTAACATCGTATATCTGTTCGTGTTTAATCATATCAATTATTTGATTTGTAAGTCCAACTTCTCGATTCAAGTATCCAATTTTAGTTTGTAGTTTTTCTAATTCTTTTAAATAGTATTCTAATTCTTTTTCTTTTCTTATTTTTTGTTCTATAAAATCTGTTATTAAAATCAATCTTGACTCTTCACTCATTACAGTTCCTCGTCATGAATGTGCAATTGAATAAGAGCATAATGGAGAATTTTCATTAAGTCCTTACGAGCATCTGCACGTGTTCCTTTATTACCATATCTATTAGCATACTTATCAACATTACCCATACAGAATCCTGTACCATGCCCACGGTCAATAATTACTTCAGTTGATTGGAATTTATTAGTAGAATAATGAGCTCCATATGTACTATCAATATATCTTTGAAACTCTTCAATATATTTATTTTCATTAAACTTATAATCGATAGATTGTTCTACTGATTGTTGTAAATATTTTTTCGAAGTCAAACTCATTAATTAATTTCCTCTAATTCATAATATTCCATTACTTCATTTGTTTGAGATTTTGCAATTGCTTCTGCTTTATCCCAATCACTTTCTTCTAAATCAAATTCAATCACCTTATCTATCCTTACATCTTGCACTTCAGGCCAGCCCAATGATTGCAACGCATAAGTTACTGTCTGTCCAGCGTTATCAAGTATTCCTCTACGAATACATATCATTGCTCTATATCTCATGGCATTGTAAATAAGGCTCTTACACCACTGTCTTTATCTGTAGGTTGTCTAGCAAACACTACCCACTTGTATGCGAACATTGTTTCTCTTGTAGTACAAAATTCTTTGAAAGATGTGCCTGTTGTATACACATCATCAACTACTAGCCATGGGTGTTTTGGTTCCCATTCAGAATATTTTTGAAGAGCATTTTGTAATTTAACACCACCTCGAGGAATACCAACAACTTTTGAAAATGGTTCTTTTTGATAGTCCATAATCATTGAAGCTAAACAATCCCATTCTTTATCAGATATGGCATCCATTTCTATTTTCCATTCCATAGGAATGCCGGCGTGTGAAGTAAATTTTTGTTTTTGAAATAAATCCATTTTTTATCCACTTATATATGGCGTGTCACCTACTTTTGCTCTTCGCCACTCTTTTTGATTAAACATCTTTCCTTGTAGTTCTGTTATATGTTTTATTTCATTATCTATATCATTTTTACTGCTTTGTTTTTTTACAGTAAGTCTTTTCATTGTCAATCTTTGTAGTCTGTAACTAAGAGCATATTCAATCCAATGAATATCTTCTAAATTTAATTTCCAATTATTAAGATTAGGTTTTACCATTGTTTGTTATGTTTCCACACTATTTAATAGTTCACACTTATATTCAACTGTTTTCCAATCACCATCTGAAGGTAATTGTTCATGTAATACTTTTTCATTTAAGCACTTATCTTGAGCAGTAGTCTCTAAAACTGTTTGTGTAATACAATGATCTGTGGTGCATACACTTAGTATTAATACCCATATAATTTCCATTAGTTATCTCCCATATTAGTAGGAGCATATTGTTCACCATTGTAGGCAGGATATGTGTCATCTTCAACGCCAGCATTACAGCCAAATATAACTATACCTAAAAAGATGCATGCATATAATGTACCACGCTTCATCCAAAGCATAAACCCATCAAAAGCAATCTCTGCTTGGGTCTGTGCTTCTGCTTTAATTTTATCACTCATGATTGTCCATCTTCCATTCTATAAAAAATATGAGCTCCCATTTGAGCTATTTTAGTAAAAGATTTTGCCCAGCTAGGACTTACATATGTTGCATGATAATGAGTAGAACCTTCAGTTATTCCACGCCATTTACTAGTAGTGAACATTGTAACAGCATGATTGACTGATCGCTCCCATGCTTCAGCATTCTGTGGCTCATCAGCTTTACCGTCACAATACCAGCTAAACTGACATTTATTTAATAGTGGTTCACCCTTATCATTTAAATACGATTGATGTACTACTTCACATGGAGTGCCAGGGTATTTTTCATGTTTAACTCTGTTCAGTACCACGTCTGTCACAGCCATAGAATCTATTAAAGAAGACGCCATGGTTTCATAATATATGTTTGTAGCTAAGCATTGTATTTGCTTAACTTCTTCTGCTTGTGCTGTTCGAATAGCTTCCTGCTCGATTGCTAATTCGTTAGCCATTTGTTCTGCAAGTAATTGTACCTCTTCTTTTTTTTCAGTAGCTACTTTTGTACCTTCATAAGCAGCATAACCGACAATGCCACAAACTGCGGCATTGCCTAACATCATTGCTATATGTTTAAGTTTCATTAAGTTTCCTGATTTATTGTTATATACGTATTATATTACGTTTTAAATAAAAAGTAAACCATTATTTTACAAAAGGCCACTCTTTTTTACCACCTAACAGATTTTGAATACGATCATTTAAAAAATTAATAGTAGTGTATATATGACCGCAATCATGAGGCTCAATTAAAGTACGATAATAATCTACTTCTTCTTGTAAGATTTGAACACGAGCGTTATTTGTAAGTTGCATATTTTCAGTTTCTAATCCCATATTAAGCCCGCTTTCTAAAATCAAGCGTATATTGTGTGTTATGCTCAGGTGATAGGACTTTATGCCCTAACGCCCAATTTTCAGCAGCACTTTCAACATAATTTAAAGATTTATTAGTAAAAGATTCTTCAAAATATTTAATACCATTATCATCGAAGTATTTTATATAAGCGTGTTCTTCTTTATAATTAAAATGTATTTCACAGTAATCATTGCCATTGTCTGAATAATATGTTGAAAGTTTTTTGCCCATTTTTATTCTCCTTGAATTAGATCCTCAGCAAGAGGAAAGATTTTACTAATAGCTTTACCACACTCTCGAGCTAATTCCATATGCTCTTTTTGAGTACCATTGCCACTTCTCAATTCAATATAATGAATCCATGATCTAAGAGTTCCGTTAGCATATAAGCGAGATAAAGTCAAACCTTCAGGCAAAACCTTACGAGCCTGTTCTTTTGCAATACCATTATCGATTGCCCAATTGTATGCTTTTTTAGCTTGATCAATTACATTTTGTTGCTGTAAATTCCATGCAGATTGTAAATCAACATCATTAGTTTCAATTGAATTTTGTCTATTTTTATGATCTTGCAATCTTGCTTCTGACAATACAAATGTTTCACCCATATCAGCTGGGTTAGCATATCGTTGGCTAAATTCTTGAAATGAAAATGATCTATGTCGAAGAAGCTG